GATTGCAGTACGCAGTACCAATTCCTACGCAAACTATCAATACAATATAACAAGTTTATCGTCTTTTTTATCCAGCACAGTGGCCCAAGATCATTTAAACTATCAAATCATATATGATGTCTATACAGAGCTGACAAGAAATGGTGCTGTGCTGTCCACTGATGCTGCAGAAATTGTTGCAGGCATGATTTATGTTGGCATAACATTGGGCACCAATGAAGCACATGCCTGGCGATATGCCAATGTGGGACAGGGTGCAAAATCATTTAACAGTGGTAGGTATTCAGTCACAGTATTGAGTCAATAAATATACGTATGACCACATACTATGGATTCAGCACAAGGCGAAATGCTAAAAAATATAGCCTAACTGATTTTGAACTTGCAAAACAAGACCTAATCAATTATTTCAACATACGCAAGGGTGAAAAACTAATGAATCCTTCGTTTGGCACCATCATATGGGAAATGCTGTTTGAACCCTTAAATGAAGATACTCAACAAGTGATCACACAAGATGTGACCAAGATAGTTAGTTATGATCCTAGATTGGCAATTGGTCAAGTTGCTGTTACCCAAAAAGAAAACGGTTTTATGATAGAATTAACTTTGGCATATATACCAACGGATCAATCAGACACGTTAAAATTGACTTTTGATCGCAATAGCCACACACTCACAACCAATTAAGTAGTCGTATTATTTTCCTAATAAATACTCTATATAGGTAAAAATATGGCACAAAGCACACGTCAAACGAATCTTTTGGTACAGCAAGACTGGACCAAAATCTATCAGACATTCACCAACGCAGACTTTACCAGCTACGATTTCGAAACGCTGCGTAACAGTATGATTAATTATGTCAAGACCTATTATCCAGAAACATTCAATGACTTTTTGGAAAGCAGTGAATATCTTGCACTGATTGACATGATTGCATTTTTGGGACAGAGCTTGGCGTTCCGTACAGATTTAAATGCTCGTGAAAACTTCATTGATACTGCTCAACGTCGTGATAGCATCTTAAAGTTAGCACGTATGTTAAGTTACAATCCCAGTCGAACCACAGCCGCATCGGGATTACTAAAGTTTGACAGTATCAAAACATCCGAAACAATTATTGACAGCAATGGTCTAGATTTATCTAATACAACTGTTTATTGGAATGATTTGACCAACGACAATTGGCTAGAGCAATTTACATCAATACTAAATGCCGCATTGGTGTCAACTGAATCAGTTGGCAAACCGGGTAACAGTCAAGTTTTAAATGGTATACAAACCGACGAATACACTATATCACTAAATCCCAACAACCTGCCCGTGGCTGGGTTTTCGGTCAATGTACAAGGAACTGGCGTTGCCTGTGAAGCAGTGAGTGCAACTTCAGTTGGGGAAAGCTACATCTATGAGGATGATCCGACAAAAAGTGGAGCATTCAATATTCTGTATAGAAATGACAACAATGGCAACGGCAGTAACAATACTGGATTCTTTGTATATTTCAAGCAGGGTTCATTGAGCTCCACAAAATTTAACATCACCAATGCTGTTCCAAATAATTTTGTCAGTATTGGCACAAACAATATAACCAATGAAGATCAATGGTTGTATAGTCTAGATGTCAACAGTGCCCCGCAAACGCTATGGACCAAAGTTCCTGCTTTGCCGGGCATCAATGTTATTTTCAATAACTTGACAGAAAAGAATTTATATCAAATAAACACTCGAACAAATGATCAAGTTGATCTGGTGTTCGGAGACGGCAGTTTTTCAAATATTCCGCAAGGAACATTTATATTTTATCATCGTACCAGTAACGGGTTGACCTACAGCATGACACCGGATGACATTGCCAAGGTCAATATTGCGTTCAGTTATGTCAGTAAGAAAAACACACTTGAAACATTGACAGTTTCAGCCAGTTTGAAATACACCATCAACAATGCCAATGCGGCTCCTAGTCTAAGCAGTATTAAGAGTAATGCACCTCAACAATATTATACACAGAATCGTATGATCACTGGCGAAGATTACAATATCTTCCCATTAACATCATTTAACAATATTCAAAAAGTCAAGGCCGTCAACAGGACCAGTAGTGGGGTCAGCATTTATCTTGATGCCATTGATCCCACTGGCAGTTATTCAAGTACCAACATTTTTGGTGATGACGGTATTTTGAGTGCCAACAGTGCCAACAAATCTGATTCATTTAATTTTTTAACAACCAGTGATATATATAGTGCAATTTATAATAAAGTTTTGCCCATTATTGATTCAGCCGAAGTACAAAATTATTACTATTCTACATATCAACGTTACAACAGCACACATGCCAATGTGACATTTAGTCAAACTGGCAATACAACAGTATCCAGTTACGGTTATTTACAATACGCCAATACAACACAACAAGTTGGATCGGGCATTGGTGGCAATTTAAAATATGTAGCAACAGGTGCAACTTTGCAATTTACTGCTCCGGCTGGGTATTACTTTGATGCCCAACATGTACTAAAATCTGGTACTCCTGGAGTTGCTGGGGATACTACTAGCTTCTACGCAGCAGTAGCCAGTACGGTATCTAATGGGGACATTAACACACCGAGCCTAGTAACGTTTGGAACTATTGTGCCAACAGGAGCTATTCTAAGTGACGTAAACTTACTTGGTAGGAACAGTATCATTCCGCCTTATAAAACTGATCTTAGTACTAGTCTGATCACTACAATGATTAGTCAAATTCGTACTAAAGTTAATTTCGGATTGACCTACGATCAAGTAAATCAAACTTGGGCAAACATATTACCATCTGATATTGGTAGTAGTACTAATTGGTTATTGAAGTTTGTCTATTCAAACGGATATTACAATATTGATTATCGTTCAACAATATACTCATTTGGTAGTGCAAGAAATACTAAGTTTTATTTTGATCCTAGTATTCGTGTATATGATTCTTCTACAGGAACAAATATCAAAGACACTGTCAAGGTTTTAAAAGTAAATTCTAAACCTGATTCAAATGATGCATTGGGACAAGATGTAACCTGGCAAATTTATAATGTATTGACACAGCCCGACGGATATGTTGACAATACAAAGGTATTTGTAAAATCTCCTAGTACACAGGTAACTGGGGTGCCAGATAATCCTGATTTATATACTACGGTTGCTGGAACTGACAGCAGTCGTGGTGATTTATATTTCCAATATAAACATAACGTCCCGTCACGCAGTCGAGTTGACCCCACTCCAGTTAATATTATTGATTTGTATATATTAACTTCTGCTTATTCTGCTAGTTATATGACATATTTGCGTGATTTGACAGGCACATTAACTGAACCTATTGTGCCTACAATTGGCACATTGGAAGTGGATTATGGATCATTGAGCAACTACAAAGCAGTCAGTGACACTGTTGTGTTCAATCCAGCAAGATTTAAACCTTTGTTTGGGGCCAAAGCAGATCCATCGTTAAGGGCAGTATTCCAAATAGTCAAAAATCCAAATTCAGGAATGACTGACAATGAAATAAAAACTCAAGTAATCGGGGCAATTAATGTATACTTTGATCCAAGTAATTGGGACTTCGGTGACACTTTCTATTTTAGTGAATTGTCTGCATATTTGCATTCTACATTGGCACCTAATATCGGTAGTATCGTAATTTTGCCAGCAGATAATACATTGGTATTTGGAAATTATTTTCAAATTAACGCAGAACCCTGGGAAATTATTACATCAGCGGCAACCGTCAATGATATCACTGTAGTATCCGCAGTCACAGCTGCTCATTTAAATCTAGGCAATAACCTAGTAGGAACTTATTAATGAGTCTAATTAATACAATTAATTTTTTACCAGCGGCATTTAGATCTGGCACAAATCAGCGATTCCTCGGAGCCACACTTGATCAACTGTTTACACCGGCATTTGATGTTCCCGTCAACGGATACATTGGTCGTAAGTTTGCACCAACATTCAAACTATCTGACAATTATGTGCCTGAATCAGATGCCAATAGAAAAAATTATCAACTTGAGCCCGGCGTGGTTGTTAAAAACGCTGACGGACAAGTTACATTTAACTCTGGCTATGTAGATCTATTACACAGCATTGAAAATAAAAACGGAGTAATAAACAATCATCAAAGACTATTTTCTCAAGAGGCCTACACATTTGATGGACAATTTGATTACGACAAGTTTGTAAATTATTACAAATATTATTGGTTGCCCAATGGCCCAGATGCCGTTGAAATTTATGCAAATCAGGTGCCTTTGCAGGACACATACACAGTAACAAAAAACACGGACATTGATGGCTACACATTCAGTGGAGTCGGAAGTCACCCAAATCTTCAGCTGACATTGGCACGTGGCGGCACATACAAATTTAAAATCAATCAATCCGGATCTAATTTCTGGATACAAAGTCAACCCGGTGTTTCGGGCACTGATCCCAATGTATCAACCATTGACACAAGAAATGTATTTGGTGTCAGCAACAATGGTACAGACAACGGTGAAATTGTATTTCAAGTGCCCCTGTCAACAGCACAAAACTTTTATACATTGATGCCAATCAAGACCACGGTCACGGCGGCTGTGACCATACATTATAATCAAATACAGGGCAGACTACTCAGTGAATTCCTTGCAGACTTTCCCGACGGATTAGACGGATTGGACACCGCACTAAACGGCAAGACTCTGATTTTTATAAACAATGATCAAGACGATGTCTACTGGACTGTTGACAATTACCCCGTCACAACCACTGAACGTGCCGGTGTATGGAAAGTGCAACTAATTGCCACATTTAACTCAGATTACATAATTGAATTGATTCCTAATTTGCAAATAGTGTCTAAAGAAAAAGTATTTGTCAGCTCGGGAAAAACTTATGCATCAAATCAATTTTGGTTAGACAACAACTTACGTTACAAATTGGTTCCAGTTATTACAGCGGCTCAAGATTATCTATATTATCAAGATGGAACAGATGCAAACTTCTTTGGCCGTATCAAATTGGTTGACAACGTATCTTCAAAAATTGATATTGAAGATGACATTATTGGCAAAACTGGTTACACCAGTCCAAATGGCGTAATATTTACCAATGGATTAAAGATCCTTTTTGATACTTCAGTTACCCCGTCCAGTTATGCAAGTAATGAATATTATATTGATGGTGTGGGTACTGCAATTACATTGACTCCAGTGAGTGAATTAGAAGTATATGAAAGTTATGTGGCCAACATTGGCACAGCACCCGATTATATTACAATTAATCGTGGCAGTTTAGATAGAAATCCATGGAGTCGTTATAATCGTTGGTTTCATGTTGATGTAATCAATGCCACAGCAAAATACAACAACACTGCCGCAGATTTTGGCCCAAATATTCCTGCGAGACGACCCATCATTGAGTTTGATGTGGGACTGCAATTGTTCAATACAGGGTCACAGGCAAAAGCCCCAATTGATTATATCACATTTGCAGCAACGGATGCATTCAATGATGTTGAAGGACACACCACCGCGAGCATAGATGGTGCCACATTGGTAACTGGGGATCGCATTGTTTTTGCCAATGACTATGACACCAATATTCTAAACAAAATATATCAAGTCAACATAGAAACCATCAATAGTGTACATTACATCAACTTGGTTGAAACCAGCGATGATCCCATATTGCCCGGTGAACAAGTATCAGTACGTAAAGGTTCCACAAATGCTAGAAAAACTTTTAGGTTCAATGGATCAACATGGACACAGTGCCAAACAAAAACAAAAGTCAACCAGTCTCCGATATTTGATGTTTATGATGCCAATGGATACAGCCTAAGCAACACAACAGTTTATCCGGGCAGTACATTCATTGGAACAAAATTCTTTGGGTACAGCACTGGCACCAGCACAACCAATGATCCTATACTTGGGTTTCCTTTAAAATATCAAACATTCAACAATGTTGGCGATATTGCCTTTACAAATTATTTTGACACTGATACTTTTGATTATCAGTTGGGCACGATGCCGGTCAATGTTGGATATGCCGTCAAGAACAATGGTTTGTCATCGTCCTCTAAAGTTGTAAATTGGGTAAAAACTGTAGAAGATACCAAGCAGTATCAATTGTTTACCAAATTCTTTGATGGATATGTTGTTACTATTGACGGGG